GGAAAACAGTTAGTCTGCGTACTATGCGGGATTCCCTGGGAACCATTCGCGAACAGATGCTCATGCGGAGGTTTCTGCACATGGGGACCATTCCGTGGCGCTGATCCTGACTCGTGGGAACATACTCCAGATGGGTGGGCACCCAGGAAACCGCGCCGCCAGCCAGCCCAGTAATAACCCGAAGACAGAAGAAAGGAAAACGATGAAAAACCATCACCTCAGGAACATCGCCGTGGCGCTCGCGTCAATCGGTGTGGCTGTCATCGCGCTGCTGGCCGGGCAGCCCGGCACCGCCCAGGCGGGAACCGGGCCAGCCGTCAGGCCAGCGGCCGAGAAGATAGTCACCATCTGCCACCCGTCCCGCAACGGCGGCTGGTGTACCTTCCCCAGCGACGTGAGCCATATCTCCCTGGGAGAGGCGCTGGTCACCAACACCTCCAGCAACCCGCTCCTGCCGCCAACTGAATTCAAGCAGAAGCCGGAAGGGGTTATCGGGCACGGGAGCTTCTTCACCAACACCGCTGTCACCCAGCGGTTCAAGGGCGATTTCGTTTCCGCGTTCCGCGTCAATGGCACGTCCAATGACTGCGCTGGTGTGAAGAGCGGCGGGAAAGTTGTCCTGGTCAAATGCTCCAGCGGCAAGGGGCATGACTGGGTGTATGACCCTGACACCAATCAGCTGGTCAACATCTACGAGACCAACAGGACGGCGCACGGTGCCACCATCCAGGACCTGGACGGCGCGACCGCCACCCAGGAGCCGGAGACGACCGCGACGGCGCACGGCACGCCGCAGGAGATGTGGAGCCTGTAGGAGTCAGGTGACCGGCCTGGCGTAACGGTCAGGCGACACCAGCTCCTCATCCTCGCGGGTGACACCGAGGTACCGCCGCACCCCGACATGAGCCGGGGTCCCATAGCACGACGGAGCGGGGCCAGACTGCCACGGTCTGGCCCCTTCGTGCTCCGCGGTGTGCTCGAGCATCGGCCAGCCATCCGCCCGGGCGTCCTGGGCCTCAGTGGCACGCTGGATTCCCTGGACGGTAGCCATCGTCCGGACGCGGGCCGTGCGGCGGAACAGGGCGGCCTGAGAGGGCATCCCATCGGGCCGGCTGGCGGCCTTTGGCATCGAATCGCGCATCTCGTCACTCTCCTCAGGACGCTGCTCTTCCTCCCCGGGCGGCAGCGGCTCCTCGCCTTCGGCCATGGGCTCCTCGCCCGGTGGCGGCTCGGCCATCATGTCCTCCGGGGTGGGAGCCAGATCGGGGAGAGGGACCGGCTGATCGCCGAACTGGGGCTGGGGCATCAGCGGAGCGCCAGGTGCCGCGGGGATACCCTCGACCTGGACGTAGGGAGCGAAGTCGGCGGCGAGATCCTGCGGGATCGGGAGTCCCTTGTCGCGCAGGCCCAGGTAGGCCCGGCGGCGCACTTCCTGCTCGGCGACGATCTGCTCTACCGCTTCATCCTTACTGCGCTCGATCTCCTCGTCCAGGTCGATGCCCAGGTTGCGGGACCTGGTGCGCTGTGAGATAGGCATTCCCGAAGCCCGCAATGCCTCGATAAATTGCCGCTCGACATCGTTATCTTTGAGGTTTAGTGTTGCAAACCTTAGCTCAGGCACCAATAGTTTTGGCTGCTCGACGATGCGCTTCTCGCCGGTTTCCTCGTCTGTTTCGAGGACTTCCTCCATGATGACATACCGGCGGCCCTGCGATTCCTCGTAGTCGTAATGCTCCTGCGCTTCGGCGACGATGAGAGCACGGGACCGGAAATGAGCCGCCAGGTATTTCTGGAAGCGGCTCATGAGCTGAACGATGAGATCACGGTTAAGGGCGTCGGCGGCGTAAGTCTGGCCATCCCCCGCGCCGTTCAGCAGGGTGCGGGACATGCCGAACACCATCAGCATCCGGTCCTCGATGCGCTCGAAGTCCGGGGTGAGGTCAGGCATCTGCTCGCGGCCGAGCACCGGCTCCATGGAGACGCCAAAATTGTAGACCAGCGCCCGGAAGTCGGCGGCCAGGGCGGCGTCCAGAGCCAGCTCGAAGTTCTCCAGGTCATCATCGGTCGGGATCCAGGGAACCGAGGTGCCGAGGTCGGAGGCGGAGGCGCCCAGCTTGCACAGGATCAGCGGGGTGTAGAGCCGGTCGGCCACCGAGTCGAGGGCGGTGTTCAGCATCTCCTGCTGCAGCAGCGACCGCATCGCCCGGGTGAGCAGCGGCAGTCCCCGGACGTTGAACGTGTCACCCCGGAATTTCAGCTGCTTCAGCAGAACATTGCTGACCGGCATGAAGGAGTTCTCGGAGGTGTAAGCCGACAGCTCCGGGTATTCCTCGATCAGCTTGTTGTATTCCCACACCGGCTGGCGGGTCTGCAGCACCTGCCGGATCGACCACGGCAGCCGGATGAAGAACCGCGGCTCTTTCAGGAACGGGCTGCGCTCCACCTTGATGTCATCGGGGTTGAGCAGCTCCTCGTCAGACCAGATACCGAGATCCTCGTCAAACGTGGCGAACGGCCATGCCTCGCCGGCCGTGTAGAATTCACGGCCCATGTCAATCAGGAACTCGTGGTAGTTGAGATTATCCTCCCCGAAGAACTGCTCCTCGTAAAAGTCATTCAGCTTCTGGTCTTTGCCTTCCAGCCTGGCGCCGATCGTGGGGAACTTCGAGAACACATCGACACAAGCGCCGATGATTGGATCAGTCTGATAGACCAGACGGCAGAAGCTGCGTACCTTAGCCAATTCCTCATTTTGCGAGAAATCGTAAGGAAGGTTGTTCTGGCGCCAGTAGAAAAGAGGATCGCGGGGGCGGCCTGTGGCGAACTGGAGGTCAGAGAAACCGGAGCCCGCGCCGCCCGGGCCGCCACCGCCAGCGTAGGCGGTGCGGGTGAGACGGCCAGTGCGGGCCTGGCGGGCGGCCACACGCCGGTTGAGGCGCATCTCCTTGGCGTCATCGGTCAGCTGGTCATCCTTGACACCCCGGGCGGCGCGGGCCATCTGCCGGGAGATCGCCGAGAATACCTCTTTATCCCGGGCGGTGCCTGATGTGGGACTGTAGCTGACCTTCATCGGCGGATCGCTTCTACGCCCCAGTGCAGCGCGGCCAGGTGGCGGACATAAGGCTCGCGGGGGATCCAGTCTCCGGCGATCGTCTGAAAGAGGGATGACTTCTTAGCGAATGGCGGCGGCTTCTTCTTGCCATCGCCCTCATCATCGGAGCCATCATCATCACCGTCGTCGGTGGCGAAAGGCGGGGCGCCTTCATCCTCCTCATCACCGGGCGGCGGCTCTTCACCTTCCTTCCCGAACGGAGGAGCGCCCTCTTCCATCATGGCGGGATCTTCCTCGCCAGGAGGGAGCATGGCGGGATCCATCAGATCCGGGGCATCGCTGGACATGCCGCCAAAACCCGGATCAGCCTGCTGCGGCATCCCGCTGAACACCGGCTGGACCCGGATAAGGTAAGACTGGCCGCAGAACTGGCATGCAATATTGCCATCCGAACGGCCGAATATCTGACCAGAGCCGCAATTACCAACCCATATATTCCCTTCCAAGGCGAATGAATGCGTCTCAGGGACAACGGCACAATAAACCGTCTCTATGCGACCGGTATCTTCAACGCTAACGACAGTCCATCCAAAACGCTCATATTCATATGAGCGCAATGCCCATCGATCTCTATGCTGCTCAATAAGGAAAAAATCTTCCCTGAGCGTGCTGGTGACAAACTCCATATCATAGAGCGCGGATGGCTCGCGACCAGGAAAACCACGACGCATCCCCACCGTGATTCCATATGTAGAAATCCCAAGCCGCAAAGCAATGTCTCTTGCCTTCTCAAGATGTTCAAGGTTAGCTGAACTAAGGCTAACCTGACCTTGCTTGCTGACCGTCCCATCAGCAGCCATATATCCAGCAAGCCATCCATAGAGATAAGAATCATCCTCCGACGTCGGCATTGACTTCATCCATGCCCAGAGGTTTCCACTAACACGGACTCCAGGTACCCCCGTGCCAATAACTCGATCAGCAGTATTAACATCCTTATACCGCCGATCTGGGAAAAACTTTAGAAGCTGCTTATCCTTTTCTCCCCAAAGATTAATAGAGGCATACAAACCAGAGGCACTGCCATCACCAAAGACGATACCGTGCCTAGCGCCTTCTTCGTCCAGCACAACATCAGCAGAAATGCCGGAAGGACGCAGCGATGAGAGTCGCATCCCTGGAGTAAGGTCGCGCGTCAATACATCAGTGTTAAAAGCACGACTTGTTCCACCAAGCGGGATAGCTGTCTTCGCACAAAGCTTGCAGTTTCTTGTGCCATTTTTGTTTATACGGACATTATCGCCCTCAAGTTTATGACCACGAACGCATTCAGTCGGACGCCAATCACGTGGCTTCCCTTTCCTGCTGATACGAGCAACCTTGGGTCTCGCCTGACGATTGCTCTTAACAAGCCAGCGATGCTCTGGTGTCGCTTCAATAATCATCGTCCGCTTATTACGCTTCAGCGTAACCCGCATGACGTGCTGTTTGCCGAAACAACGGATTTTAGCCTTAACCCAGCGAGCCTTTTCACGCTCATTATCGTCGGCCGTAAGAACCTCTTGTGTAGTTCCTACAGTATCCTCGAACGACCTAATCCCATTATGTGTGATAAACCGAGTATTTCCAGTAAAGCAAAACGGACAGTGACTCGCGAGCTGTGGATCTCCCGCGTCATGCGCTATCTTTTCCATCAGACTATTCTGCCAATCAAATAGTCACAGCGCGGCGAGGGGAGCCAGCTCGGCGAGATCAGCGGCGCCGCCAGCGGCCTCACCAGCTCCAGCGGCACCACCGCCAGGGATGAGGCTCTTCAGGCCCTGCCATTCCAGGCCATGCTCGACAGCGGAACCCAGCCCGCCACCGCCGCCATCACCACTGGACTGGGAGGGGGGCGAGTCATTCCACATCGTCGGCCCCCAGTCAGTGGCCGCGGTGAAGTAGCGGCCGACCGCCTCCCGGGCGACACGGGCGCATTCGGCGTCCGGCAGCCATGGGTTGGCGGCCTGGACGGAGGCGGTGACAGCGAGCACCTGGCGGTAGACCGGATCAGCGGAAGATGTCACCTGGCCGATCGACGGCGGCGTGAGAGGCGTCTGCGACATGGGGGCGCCCCCCGCCGGGATCGAGGGAGGACCGGCTTCCCCGGCCACCCCCACGTCAGTGGAGCCCATGCCGGTGCCCATGTCCGGCGGGGCGGTGTAGTTGATCTCACCGCCGGTCTGGGTGTCATCGGCCATCACCTGGAACGCGACCTTCATGGCGCTCGTCAGCTGGGCGAGCGGCTCCGGCTCCGGGAACACCGGGGTGACCACCTGAGGGTCAGGGCCTCCCGGAGCGCCCTGGGGCACCTCGGAATAGCCGCCGGAGTAGTCAGGGCCTTCGGAGTGCTGATCGGGCCGCTCCGGGCCAGCGCCGAAGCCTGAGCCATGCTGGGACTGCTGCGCCAGGTCCAGCAGCGGGTCCTCGCCCTCCGGCAGCGCCTGATGCTGGAGGACGGCCTCGTAGTAGAGCCCGTAGTGGGCGTCGGCCAGGTCCCTCATCTGATCGTGAGAGAGACCGCTGGCTGAGGCGATGGCGGTCAGCTGCCCATCGGCCAGGCTCCGGCGATGGACATACTCCTCATACGTCCGGGCGCCGAGCAGGAACGGGAGCGGACCATGCTGCAGGCGCGCCCTGGCGGCGGCGATCCGGCGCTCGTGTTCCTCGGCGTCATGATCAGCCGATGCCTCAGCCCAGAGATCATACATGGGCATATCCATTCTGTGAGCGCTTCGAGAGCCCGGCCTGGACATTAGCCCGGAACACCGCGAGCCTGGCTACCTTGTCGCCGCCCCGGGGGTCGCCGTCATATGCCTTAGGGTTGGAATAGCCAGCTCCGGCGGCGGCATTAGGAGAGGCAGGGGCGAGGTCAGCGTTCTCAGGATGGGTGCCCGAGAATGTCTGGGTGAACGGCCCTGACGGCTGCGGTGGCTCCTGCGGCTTGCCCATCACGTCATCGGGCACCACAGGCGGGGACGCAGGCGGGAAGGCGCCCTGATATGGCGGGGCACCACCCGGGGCGGCCGGATCACTGAGACCGCCCATCGGCGGCGGGGTGCCAGGGCCATTGATGGGAGTCGAGCCCATCGGATCGGGCGAGCTGCCTGGGCCATCAGTGATGAGGTCAGTGGTAACGGCAGCAGTCTTATTCCCGCCAGCCACCGCTGTCTTAGCCGGGTAAAAGCCGTTGCTCTGGACGCCCATCCCATTCTGGGTGAGCTTGGCGGTAAAAGTCTGGTGACGCTCCAGGCGGCTGGCGAGCACCGGATGACGGGCTGCCAGCTTCACGTGCTCAGCGACCCAATCGCGCTGGACCGAGGGGCGATCGGTGATACCGGCGTACACACCGGCCTCCAGTGCGGCGCTGCCCTGGGATACCAGGCGCTGCCCCGGCTTCCAGCGGGCGGCGTAGGCGTATCCCTTGCGGAACTCAGGGTCGGCGGTGATGTCACCGGAGGCGAACGCGGCCGAGATCCGCAGCGACGCCTCACGGGGAGCCAGGGACGCCTTCGAGGTCATGAAAGCACGCTCGGCCTCGGCAGAGTTCTGGGCCTGCCCGGAGTCACCGCCCATCGAGCGGGGGACGTCCGGGGACGGGGGAGCGGCGCCCGGATGGCCGCCGGAGTCAGGGGCACGCTCAGGCTGGACGCTGGCGAAACCCTGGGCGTAGCCCTGCACGTACGGACTGACACCGCTGGAGTTGTCGGCGAACGTGGGGCGGCGCCCGGCCCTGGCGTCCTCCTGGCCCGCCCGGAAACCAGCACTCGCCTCCGGAGCCTGGGGGCTCATGTTCTGGGACTCGGGGCTCGGCGTGGTCGCGGCCGAGTTGAACGGCGGATTCACGTCATCGGTGGACTGATGCGGCCTCGTCATGAAATCAGCCTGGCGCTGGAGACTGGCTGACTTCTTCGGCAGGCATTCACATCCCGTGCTCTTGCCGCAGGCCCTGCAGCCGCCGGAGGCCATCTTCCGGCCGCAGGAGCAGCGGGAAGCGGACTTCGCGGCGGCCTTCAGCATCCCGTCCATCTCGTTATCCGCCTGCCCCTTCGCGTCCCAGTAATTGTTCCAGTAATGGGAATGCAGATCCGGGCGGCCGGTCTTGCTGGCATACTCATTCTTGCTCATCGGCTTGCGGCCGGACCTCGCGTCATTCGAGCCGCGGGTCTTGTTGTAGCTCTTCAGGTAATGGCCATGCGCCTGGCGCGAGAACGGGAACTGGCTCTGGTGCCGGGGATCCTTGCCGGCGAGAGCGTCCAGGTGGCCGAACTCGCGGGCGACGTCGGTGGGCAGCGCCATCTGCACGGCGGCGGTGACCGGTGGTGTGGCCGACGGCTGGGCACCCTGAGGACCGGTCTCCCAATGCTGGGAGAACGCCGGA